GACAAGAATAACTGTGATGCAGTTAAAGATAGAAAGATTAGAAGAGAAACAAGACGAATTACGTGAGAGATTAAAGGTTGTAGAGAAGTGGGTCATCGGAGCCGCAGCAGTATTGGCAGCTGGGGTTACTTTGATAGGCTTTGCTACTAACATCTCGAAGGCATACCTCTAATGGACGGAGCAGTTCAAGCCTGGAATAGTATGAGCTATGTTGATGGCTTTTTCTTTACTGTTTGGCTAGTCGGTATTTACTATTTGAAGTGTAAATTAGATAATCACTTCACTAGTAAGAGAAAGAACTGGTGGTCTAACAATTTCAAGAACACTATCAAGGAAGCTATTCGTGAATACAACGAAGAGCAATCATCCTAAGAATCCGCCTTGCCAATGTTCTCATTGCTTGGAGCTGATTAAGCAACAAGACAGAATGGAGCAATGGCATAAGGATAGATTCACAATTAAACTCGCTTCTTAACAATGACAACTGAACCTGAACATAAACTGATTACTCGTGAAGAGTACATTGCTGATATCAAGGCAAGATGGTCACTCTTTGTTAAGGAGTGGAATGCGTTTGTCGAAGATGTTAAAAAGCTAATAGCTTTCCTACAACCTTATGTGACTAAGGCTATTGATACCGTTAAAGGTTGGATTACTAAAATAAAAGCTAAAAAGGATTAGTTCTTTTTTAAATTGCTATGACCATGAGCTATCCCCAGCTCGTGCATTTTTGAGTGTTCTGAAATAGGATCTCTTAATTCTTCTTTACCTGGTCCTATAGTTAAATACATTCCCCATCCAAGAAGAAAGAAGAGTAGTCCAACGATGATGTAAACAAGAATCATTTCTTTAGTTGTTTATGTAATTCTGTTATACATCTTTGCTGTTGTCTTAATTCTTCTGGGTAATCGTCGCCAAGTTCACATCCTTCTTTTTCAGGTCTGTACTTACAGCTCCACATAAAAGGCTCAACCCTACTGTAGTAATAATCAATCCATTTCTCTGCCGAATCTAAGACAGAAAGAATGGTTTTTTCTTGCTGGTCAGTAAGGTTGAGTGTTGCCATTAGCCCATCAGTAAGTGTTCTGAATTGAAGTGTGATACACCTCTTTTAGGAGGATAGCGATGTTCGTGGTTCTTCAACTGATTCAGAACTTCCTGACCAGTGGATTGTAGTAAAGGCTCATTAGCCAAGTGTTCAAAGAGAGAGAGAAGTTTTCTTCTATGAGAAGACATAGAGTCGTATTCTGCAGCTGAAGTCATCGTAGATTCCTAGGCTAGGGTTAATAATCCTTCAAGTTCATGTCTGACTAGACTGATCTCCTTTGATCTTATTCCATTTAGATTGGACATGAGAGCCTTCTCTCTGTTAGTGCTGTGAAGGCAGGCGTGGGAATGGTATTGAGTGAATGTATTCATTACCTTCCATAGGTTATTCTGCCTATCGTTTTGTTCAGCACCTATTAAAGTTTCTTCAAATATCTTTGTTAAAGATTGCCTTTTATTGTTACGTTTCTTTTCTTTTGTTTCAGGATCGTACTTGTCTGGAGAGAACTTCTTAATAACATTCATTGCTACATCATTGGATATAGGAGTGGAGATCATTTTGTCTTTCATAGTTGCATAGCAATGAGCTTCTCTAAGTGTTTCAGATAAGATGTCGATGACTAAATCTGAATCAAAGGCTCCTCGATGATGCAACTTACGAGTGTATTGATTCATCCTTCTGGACATTCCATTAGTGCAAATGCATTCAACGCTTAAGAGATTAATAGTAGGAGCACCAACTTTACCGTAAGTATCAGTAACTACTAACCATTGGTCAGTTCTTTGCTCTTTCGGAATGTAGTTAGGACTGCTAGGTGAACTGATTCCCATTCCAATATCTTCTCCTGCATATAGCTTCCCATTGTTGTCGGTTAGCTTGCTGGCCATGTAAATTGATTTTCCATGATCAAATGAACCAAATACATCCATTGATATTTCTTTGGGACATTGATCGATGAAGTATTGGAAAGTTTTGATGTGATCAATAGGTTGGATGGGAACCCTCGAGCCGAACATTCCTAAAACAGAAGATACATCTTGTCTGTCTGATCGATGCCAAAAGTTGTACTTATCATGTTTGTTACCTAGATGATCAATATAAGGACGTACTTCGACTTCGAAGTTGCAATCCATCATTGCTAAGATTTCTTCTGGTGTTTGCCAGTCTTGAACAGCACCAGCTGATCCTCTGAAGATCTTGATGTCTTCTTTGTTTAGTTTTGAGTTCATGATGTTTTTTCTTTGACCGAATGTGTTCATGGTGAGAGAGTTAAATTGGGTCTAATCCGGGAAGGTCTTTCCTTTTTAGTTGTAATGATTCAAGCAATTCATCGCTGTAAAGCAAGTAACTAAATACTTCCTTGTCTAACATCTTGTTGTGAGGGTCAGTTCTACGTAGATGTTTTCTTATACAGTCGAGTCGAGATATAACTGTTGCTGTCTGCATACGTGTATACAGTTCAACAACTTTTGAAATCACAGCAGCAGTGTTCTGCTTGAATTGTTTCATCTGAGAAGCAACGAGTTTTTTATCTGCTTCTGTAATGTCTGCTCCTAGTTCCGCAATTAATTCTGGCGGTAGATCTATAACATCGGTATTGGTTTCTATGGCGGCGTAAAGTCGTTCCAAGCAATACAGAGCTAAATCAATATGTTGCATGGGACAAGTTTTATTCTGAGATTTTTCTTCGATTTGTTTTACAACAAGCGTTAAATCTCTAAAGCCTCCACCAGCTTTACCGAAATCTAAAACAGGAATGACATCACTAAGTGGTGTCTTGTTTTTCATGTGTTTTTTGTATTTTTCCTTTAAAAGTTTTTCCAACTGTTCAGTTGTAACTCCATCAGGAAAAGTGTCAGACATCGATAGATCCAGAAATAGATTTAAATTGAGGAGCAAGCCCAAGATTGACTCTTG